GTGGCGGTGGTATTACTGGAACTGGTCTAACAACAGACCAACAGGAATTCCTATCACACTGGAACTACGATGAAAACACTCGTCGGCTTACTTCTACTAAAGCTATTGAAACAACACTTAACTCGCTATACCTAGGTGAACAGCACAAGATGTCTTCTGGTTCAGAGAACATTTTCTTTACTAACCTATCTAGCGACATCAACTTCTTCCCTATGTGGGGCGGTCTTAAAGACCAGTCTATCACAGCTAACCGTGGCGCTTCTGGATTTATCCCACCAAGTGGTCGTGTATTCTCTGACATGTTCTCCTTGCCTCTCGGTGGACAGCCAGACCCTTTGACTTCGGTTGGTTATGCTGGTGACAACTACTTTGGCATTAACATCTCTGGCCTTGGTATCACTACCACTGCTGCTGAAGCTGTTGGTCCAGAAGTACGTCTTGAGTACCGCATCCGAATCAACGGTCGTCAGGTTTACATGCAGGAACTTCCACGTTCTGCTGCTCGTTCTTCTGCTGGTGCTAACATCTACCCCGGTGATGTTATCGAGTGGTTCTTTGACCACCCTGTTGATGTTCGTGCTGGTACTACGCTTCACGCTTCTATTCAAAAGGTAGACAATGCTACTGACGCTGACTTGGGAACCTTCCAAGTTCGTCAAGGTGACACGGTAGACCCTAACACTGGTTTGCTACGCTACCAAGCAACAGTACACAACCGTTTGTTTGAAGACAAAGACCTAGAGCTAATCTCTCCTTACCTTAAGTATAAGGCTATGGACTTTAGTGTTGACTCTACAGGTGCTTCCATCTTGCTTAAGGACTTGTCCTTGCCAGCTGGTTCACAGATGCTTATCCCTCATAACATTAACACAATACAAGCTATTGCTAATGGTACTGAGATTAAGATTATGGTTAAAGATGGCGCTAAGATTCTTATTGAATCCCTGCCAGTCTCCGCTGTAAGCATCAACGGTACTCTTGTAAACTCTGTATTGAATAACGCTGTAACAGAACTTAACAACTTGTTTACTAACACACTAAGCTTTGCTTCTCAGGGTAATCCTGTAACTGGCTTTCTGTTATCAGAGAACAACCTCACTATTAGTTTAGCTGACGCTACTTCCTACACAGTAGATATTAGTACTCTGGGTGTAGACACTAACAGCTTTGTTGCTAGTGGTGCTATTGTTGGTTCTGACTTAGTACTTACTATGAGCGATGGTTCAACAGTAACAATCGATGCTACCAACATGATTAACGGCTCTACTCTTACTGCTACAAATGACGCTTGGTACATCTCTTACGGCACTAACGCTAACGAACCCGTTGGTACTAGCGCCATCAATACTACCCTAGTCGGTGGTACTGAGGTACGCTTGCAAGGTCCGTACTACTTTGGTCAGAAGCTACAACGTGGGCAAGAGTTCAAGTTCAACATGGACTCAGGTAATCAACTTCGTTTGGGTATCTGGGATGGCGCTGAAGTAGCGACTTCTTACACTGGAAGCCCTTCTATGGCTGAAGCTGCTAACTGGAACACAGTGTTTAGCTATGCTAACGGCACTGGTAAGTTCACAAGCTCTACTAACACAGATGTAACAACATACCACGCAAGTGGCTATACCGTTACTGACAATGCGCCCATGTCTGTTCGCTTCGGCAATGATGGACATCTGACTCTGATGGACTTGTCTGGTGGTACTGAAGTTATCGTCGCTAAGACAACTATCTCTTTGGGTGTCACTGAGTTTAACCTACAGTTTGGTGGATTCAACAACTCAACCTTCCCTAACGGTATTATCGACTCTACTTCTTTCCTTTGGGAAATTGTACACGATTTTGCTGGAACTGAAGCAGGTATTATCAACGGTATTCTTGACCACACAGTGCTTAAGTCTAACATCTCTATTCTCCCTGGTGAGAAGATTATGTTTATGCTTGATGAAGTAGGCCAAGGTGATTTCTTTGGTACTGACTACACAGCCGCTGCGACTGGTGTTACTACAGCTGAAGAACAGTTAGACGGTACATTCATTTATCAGACTAATGAAGCTATCGTATTTGATACTGCTCAAGGTGTTTCTGATTGGACGGCTAATGTAAACGCAACCGATTCCGGTGGTGGATATTTCTTTAATGCTAGTCTACACCAATATAGGCATGGCGGTGGCGCTGGTACAATTCAAGGTATGTTTAGCTTACGCTACACAACAGACAACTCAATCACACTCTATGATGAAGACGCTGGTCATAAAATTGCTACACGTAAAGCAGATGGTGACGGTACTACTCCTCTACACCTCTTCTTCGGTGTTAAAGGCAACCGTGCTTACTACTCTATCCCAGTAATCTCTAAGCAGTCTATTACAGGTGGCTCACAGCCTAACCTAACGTTTGCCCCAGATGTTTCTAATCAAACATTTACTGTTGAAGAGAACACGGCATTTAACTTCCAGATTGCTCTTGATGCTAACTCTGATATTGTCAATATGTATGGCGAAAGTGATGCTCCAACTTGGGCAGTACTAAACCAAGTAACAGGACAGTTCATTGGCACTTCAGCTGCCTTCACGGGTTCTAGTGACGCTTATGTCATTAACTGTAAAGCGGCTAATGCTATCGGCGGTATTACTAACTTCACTGTGACTATCAATGTAACACAAGCGACTTACACTAACTCCAAGTCTCTGTCCTTTGATGGTACAACGGAATGGCTCCAAGGCAACCCTCTTAACATGACTGCTCTAGAACGGGCAACAAATGGTGACGGCAGTGCTTGGACTATCTCTATGTGGGTTAAACCAGATACAACAAACACAGGCAATCAAACCCTATTGGTTTACGGTGCTGGTGATGATTACAACGGTGGAGCTATCACGCTTAAGCAATCAGGTGGAACTACCTTAGTATTAAACTACGGTACTGTTTATGATAACATCATATTGGTAGCCGCTAACTCATTTGTAAACAACACATGGCAACATGTAATGATTACTTTTGATGGTGGAACTACTGGAGTTGACGTTAACCAATCTGGAGCTTACTACGGTAGGTTTAACATCTTTGTTGATGGTGTCAATAAGTTTAAAATCGGAGTTGCCACAAATGGCGGTTACGATGGAGACATTAGCGGTGCTGTTGTAAGTGATAATATCTATCGTATCGGTCGTGCTAGTAACATCCACAACAACTACTATGACGGTATTATCAACCAAGTAGCTATTTGGGATACAGACCAAACTGCTAACGTGGCGACTATCTATAACAGTGGCGCTGCACAGGACTTGAGCCTTTTGGCTACAGCCCCTGCAAACTACTATGAGATAGAGTCCTCTGTAACGACTATAGCTGACATTGAAGGCTCTGCGCCTTTGACTGGTTATAACTTTGTTGCTGGTGACTTGGTTACTGATACACCTTAACTAAAATAAAATTGCGCGTCCCCTTCGGGGGGGCGTGTAACCTTAACCCTTATCTGCCCAACTGAGGTTCGGCAAAGGAGATGAAATGGCACGTTCAAGAATTAACTCTGCCTCTAAAGACATTATTGATGATAACGGCGCAGTCCTTATCTCAGTAGTAGAAGGCGAGCAAATACACATGGACATGACCCTGAACTGGCTAACAAGCCTGTCCGGCTATACTGTAACAGCTAAAGTAGTTGAAGCAGACATGGCAGGAGTAGTTTCAGGCGCGTATCCTACAGTGAAGAAGGTAGGGGGTCAAGTAACAACCTTGACACTCCTAGATGCTACTGTCACTGACAACACATTTAAAATTGTAATCCCAGAAAACCTTATTGATAGCTGGGCTACACAACCGACTCCACAATCCCCTACTTATGGCTGGATTGGTGTAGAAGTCCGGGACACTGGTGTAGGTACAGCTCAACAGATTTGGAAACCCTTTCGCGGTCTAGTTGAAGTTCTTTATAGCCCTTCTGAGGAGGTATAACTATGTCTTCTTACAAGGTTACTGTATCAAACAATAACATCAAAGTAGACACCAACACCGTTAAACACGAAACCAAAGTAACAACCCCTGAGTACGCTACATCACTCTCACGAGTAGGTGGGCAAGGCTCTAAGGGTGATTCTATTACTGATGTTTCTTTGAATGCTAGTAATGAAATCCTTGTTACTGTATCCACTTCTAACGGGGATGTTGTAGAAACATTCAACCTTGGAACAAGTGGTAGTGCTATCGCCTTTGGAGACCTTCAAGACGTAAGTCTAGCAGGTATCGCAGACGGTCAGATTGTTCAGTATGATGCAGGGACTACTACCTATGCTCCCCATACTCTAACAACTAGCAGTATGACTGACATTGATAACACTAACAAAACAGACGGTGCTGTCCTTCTCTTTGATGGAACAAGCAATAAATATAAAGCAACTACAACACTAAATAACGCAAACACGTTTATGATTGGAGGGTCATTCTGATGGCTACTAAAATTCTCATTAAAAAGTCTGTTACGAGCGGCTCTGCCCCAGTATCAGGCGATATCGACGCAGCGGAACTGGCAGTTAACCTTGCTGACCGCAAGATTTATACTAAAGACAATGGTGGCTCTATCATCACTCTTGATGGTGCTTATGTAGACTCTACAGCCCCAGCTAACCCCGCTGAAGGTGACTTGTGGTATGACACTACAAACAACCTGCTTAAAGCACACAATGGTTCTGCCTTTGTTTCTGCTGGCTATCAGAACTTATCTGAACTTGAAGATGTTACTCTCACCGCTATCGCTGATGGTGAACTTCTTCGTTGGGATGGTGCCGCGTTTATCAACAACACTCTGGCTGAAGCTGGTATCTCTGCTGTTGGGCATACTCACACAGCCTCTGAAATTACTGACTTCACTACTGCCGCACAAGCCACTATTACTGGTGGTACAGGTGTAGATGTAACTACTGGTGTAGTCTCTATCGGACAAGCTGTAGGTACAACTGATAACGTAACATTCGGCAAAGTAACTACAAGCCTTATCGAAGGTGGTTCTACAATCACTATCGACCCTGCTGCTCTTGGTGATAACACTGGTACAGTTGTTATTGCTGGTGACTTGACTGTTAACGGTACAACAACAACAGTAAACTCAAACGAAGTAAACATCGGGGATGCTATCCTCTTGTTGAACGCTGATGAGACTGGTGCTGCTTCTGCTAACGCTGGTTTTGAAATTGAACGTGGCACAGACGCTAACGTTTCTTTCATCTGGAATGAAGCAGACGATAAGTGGGACTTGAACAACGAAGAACTACAGAACGTAACTCTGGACGGCGGTACTTACTAAGCCCGTACAACACTACTGGGGGGTGGCTCTATAGCCACCTCCTTCCTCGCACATAGGAAGATAGCCCAATGGCAACTAAAATTATTCATAAGAAATCCTCGGTCGCATCCAGCATCCCTTCTTCGGGTGACTTGGAACCCGGTGAAATCGCAGTCAACTTGGCTGACAAGAAAATTTATTCTAAAACTACTGGTGGCACGGTTATTGAACTTGCCCCCAATAATGACCAACTTGCTCTTACAGAGACTTGTAAGAACGTCTCAGGTGGCTCCCTAGATATCGGTACACCGGTGTACCAGAGTGGCACCGCAGGGAACGCTATGGAAGTTCAGAAGGCTCTGTCAGGCACTGCTGCCTCTATGCCAGCTGTGGGCCTCCTTTCAAGCACTCTGGCAGACGAAGCTGAAGGCACTATTGTCCTCTCCGGCTTCCTGCAAGGTTTAAACACCTCTACCTTCTCCGAAGGTGATACCCTCTACGTAAGCTCTACAGGAACCTTGACAACCACAATTCCTGCTGGTGAAGCTAACCTTATTCAGAACATCGGTAAAGTAATCAAAGTACACGCCTCTAATGGCTCTGTTATGGTTACTGGTGCTGGTCGCGCGAACGCTACACCTAACCTTGATGATGGTAACATCTTTATTGGTAATGCTTCTAATCAGGCTGTAACAGCAAGCTTAACAACAGAAGTTCAAACTATCGGGGATGCTCGTTATCTTGAATTGGCAGACCTTGGCGCGTGGACAATTACAGAATCAAGTGGTTCCCTGTACTTCGCTACAGGTGGAACTAACAAAATGAAGCTTGATGCTTCTGGGAACTTAGACGTTGTTGGCAATGTTAATGCTAACGCGACGATAACTTAAGGAAGACATGTTATGTCTAAATCAAGAGATATTTCGGATATCGCTACAGGGGTTACTGTCGTTGGTACAGTAACAGCCACTGACTTTTCAGGCGATGGTTCCGCTTTGACTGGACTGCCTGCTGGTTACGCTGACTCGGATGTGAATACTCACCTTAATTCAAGCTCAGCTACGTCTGGGCAGGTTTTGTCTTGGGATGGCACGGATTATAGTTGGATTGCTGCAGGTTCAGCGGCTAGCACCTCTTACGGGGCCGTTGGTACTTACGCTGTTTTTGTATGTCTTGACGACAATATAAGCATCGGGGCTACCCGTTCGGGCAGCAGACTAAGACGAAAAAGCTCAGAAAATGGAAACGGCTTTGTTGGCTTCAATGGTACTTCTAGTACTAGCACTCCGTCAGGTACATGGCGCTTGATGAGTATTCGCAGGACAAATGTTACTAGCGGTCAAAGTGGCACCGATTACACGGCCCACCTTTGGGTAAGGATTTCTTAAATGATCATTATAATAACAGAAGTCCGCAATGCGGCATCACTACAGTCTGACAACCTCCGTATGGATGTGGAAATTAACCATCCAGAGCATGGCTGGATAGACTACACAGTTGATCCAGATGACACTGACACTACCATCGACAACGATGCAGTCATGGCCTTGATAGGCGAAAACTTTACAGCCTATGTCCCGCCCACACAAGAAGAACTTGATGCAGCACTTGCGGGAGAAATTCGTTCTGAACGCAATCAGCTACTCTCAGAAGTAGACGCTTACGTGTCTAACCCTCTTCGTTGGGCTGAACTAGATGCAGCTACACAAGCACTTTGGTCAACCTATCGTCTAGAGCTTCTTGACGTACCACAACAGGCTGGTTTTCCAAACACAGTGACGTGGCCTACTGCACCATAAACAAACGCTATTAGTAAGGAAATTACGAAGATGGCAATTAAAATTTCAGGTACTACGGTCATCCCAGATACTCTGGGTTCGGCTAACCAAGTACTACGCATTAACTCTGGCGGTACAGAGGGTGAGTGGGGAGACGCCTCTGGTGGCGTTACCTACCTCTCTAAAACCGCTAACTACACAGCTAGTGCTAACGAAGGCATTCTTTCAGACACCTCTGGCGGGGCTTTTACAGTCACCTTGCCAGCTAGTCCGTCCGAAGGAGACGTTGTAATTATCAACGATGCTGCTGGTAGTTGGAACACTAACAACCTCACAGTAGAACGTAATGGCTCTACTATTGACGGTGACGCTGAAAACATGACTTTAGATGTTGACAACGCTTCTGTTGAATTTATTTACGATGGGGCTACTTGGGGTGTTTACGCCGGAGCGGGCCTTGTGTCTAGCTCTGCTACTTACGATAAGACAGAATTCACAGCTACAGCAGGTCAAACAAGTTTCACTGTAGACTATAAGGTGGGCTTGGTAGACGTTTATCTCAACGGGGTTAAACTAGCCGCTTCTGACTACACCGCTACTAATGAAACTAGTGTTGTCCTTGTAGAAGCTGCAGCCTTGAACGATATTCTTGAAGTTGTAGCTTGGAACTCCTTTTCAATACCAACAACTGGTGGTTTTTATAAAGGCGATAACGGAACAGTAGGCTCCTCCGCTGGCGACATTTTCCGCGTGAATGAGCAGACACTTAACACATCAACAACAATCGACGCAGATGAAAACGCAAGCGCAACTGGCCCCTTGGCTATTGCTACAGGTGTTACACTGACAGTCACAACTGGAGGGAACTTGTCCATTGTCTGAGATTAGAGCAACAACAATAAGCGATGCGGCTGGTACTGGTCCCATTGCTTTAACAAAGCAGAGTGCAGCTAAGGCTTGGGCTAACTTCAATGGTACAGGGACTGTTGCTATTCGTGATAGTTTTAACGTGGCTAGTTTAACTGATAATGGCACTGGTGATGTAGACTTAAACTTTACTAGTAGTTTTGCTAATGATGACTACTGCGCATCAGGTGCGTGCGGGACTGTAGGTGTCCAATCAGGTTTTGTTACTGACTTGGGAACTAAAACTACAGGCGTTTTTGGTGTTACCCCCCGCACCGCCGCTGGCTCTGCATACGATTTCATCAGAGTTAGCACAGCTATCCACGGAGACTTAGCATGAGCACTATAACAGTAACAAACATCAAGAAGACTGGCGAGACCGCTAGTCGTGATGTGTCAGGTGTCGCTGCGGCTTGGGTTAGCTTAGATATGACTACAGCAACAGTAAACGACAGCAACAATGCTTCAAGTGCAACAGATAACGGCGTTGGCGATTTTAGTATGCACTACACAAGTAACATGGGGAATACTAATTACATACATGGTTCAGGTTGTCATAACGATTCGTCATCCAGTGTTATATTTACATTAGAGGGTGTAGACGGTGTTGCAACGACAAGTGTTTATCAGACAAGTCTTTTCAGAATGAACTGTGTTTGGATTAATCCTTCCAACAATAGAACAAATTACGACATTAAACGTGCAAGTGTAACAATCCACGGAGACTTAGCATGAGTACTTTAAACGTAGCAAACATCACAGATGGTACAGACACAGTAGAAACTGGCTATGTCGTCAATGGCTCTGCTAAGGCTTGGGTTAACTTTGATGGCACAGGGACTATTGCAATTAGGGAAAGTTTTAATGTTGCTAGTCTTACTGATAACGGAACAGGAGATTATACAGTAACTTGGTCTACAAGTTTTGCTGCATACGATTATTCAGCCCCAACTGCTCAGGACGGTTATCGACATTTCGGTCCTGAAAGCGCTAACCCGCCGACATCTTCTTCAATAAGGTTACTTGCTAGGAACGGTCAGGTAACAACACCACAAGACCTTGAATTTGCAGGTATTTCAGCATTCGGAGACCTAGCATGACACATGGACACCTATGGGATCGTCTAGCTGAAGCCAAGTCTCGCCTTACACCTGTGCAATCGCAGTACCGTGTACTCTTCGAGAACCCTGCGGAGCCTGATGCACCCGCTGCGGTGCTTGTGCCTGACCCGAACTGGATGGCAGCAGCCATAGAGGGCGGTGTACTACCTCCAATCGACACTTACTTGCGTGATCAAGGGGTAGCTGATGGGGAACCTAAAGAACACCCCTACGCAGAGCCTATTGGCGCTATGACTGAAGAAGAGGCTATTGAGTACCTCATACAAAAAGACATCCCGCCACAGATTTGGCGTGAATACAAAGGCAACAGGTGCATTATGAAAATTGTACCAGTAGAGATGATCCCAAGTGATCGATCATTTAGAAATGCATGGAGAATTGCACAATGACAACTTATATTAATATCAACGGCGACCTTCGTGATGCGTCGTCGCTTAACGTACCACAAGACCGTACCTTCCGTGGTGCTTGGCAGTTTGATGGAGACGCTGTAGAAGTTGATATGACTGCTGCTAAGACTATCCACAAAGACAACCTACGTACAGAGCGCGCTCCTGAGATGGAAAAGCTAGACGTAGAGTTCATGCGTGGTCTTGAGCAAGGCGTAGACGTTTCCGCTATTGCAGCTAATAAACAGGCACTCCGCGACATCACAGAAGATACTCGTTTGGATGCAGCAACTACCCCTGATGCACTTAAGGCACTGGACTTGGTTACATTGCTAGGAGAATAACGACATGGCTACGTTATCTTCTAAAATTAACGAGTTATCAGGGTTAGCTACAGCTGATCAGGGTACTTTGGCTGACACCGCAGTACAACCCAACGACAGCCCTGCGTTTGCTACGGTAACAGTAACGAACATCACTGACGGCACTGACACAGTAGCAACAGGTTATGTCGTCAATGGGTCTGCGAAGGCTTGGGTTAACTTTAATGGTACGGGCACTGTGGCTATTCGTGATAGTGTGAATGTTGCTAGTATCACCGATAATGGCACTGGCTATTACAACATCAACTGGTCGTCAGCATTTTCAGCGGCAGACTATGCCATGACAAGTAATGCCCAAAACGGAAATGCTGGTGACTTCAACAGGGTTAGCAGTTCGATGCCTTTTTCAACGTCATATGCCCCAATCAACGTCTGGGCACCGTCAAGCACAACTGTGCAGGACTCTGTTCATGCCCAAGCAAAAGCCCACGGAGACTTAGCATGACTCCTGGGCTGAAATGCTAAAGCAGCCGCTAATGAGTAACACCATGAGAACCTGCTACGAAAGATGGGAGCTTTGCCTTCCCGTAACAATGCTTTGCATCAAAACCTACATCAAGGCGATGAGCATCAAGAACATGGAGTATGGCCCTAAGAGAACTTTTTTGTTTCTCCTATGGGTCATCCCCTTCTTGTTAGTAGACATTGTTTACAACTTCACCGTTGGTGCCTACATCTTCAAGGCTTTCCCCAAGCTCCTCTCAGATAAAAGAGAAGTAATGCTTACCTATGTCGTTAAACGCATAGAGATCAGTGGGACACAGGAGCAGAAGAAGGTGTCAGGTGTTATTAAGGTACTATTAAATAGTTATGACGAAGGTCATATTTAAGAAAACCTAGAGCGGCCTTCGGGCCGTTCTTACAATCCAAATAAACATGAACACCTTTGAGGTAGCAGAATGTATTACACAGTAGAAGAAACTAGTTTGGCACTTAATGAGGCCAAGACGATTATCGACTCTCG